CCTTCTAGAATTGACAGAAATGAGTTGTATGTTGACATTGCCATTGAGCCAGTAAAAGCCATTGAATACATTTATATTCCACTACGCTTGAAAAATACTGGTGACATTGCAGCCGGACTATAATAGGTAAATACAAAGAATAAGGAGCATTTATATGCCAATCGCAAGTTTATCAAGATTCACAGTACCTATTAGTGGAAGCCAAGCTTCTACTACACAAGGTCTGTTGATGCCAAAACTAAAGTACCGCTTCCGTGTTACTTTAGATAGTTTTGGTGTCCCAGGACAACCGACAACTGAACTAACTAAACAGGTTATGAACGTTAGCCGACCTGACGTTACTTTTGAAGAAATCAAACTACCTGTTTATAACAGCACAGTTAAGCTATTAGGTAAGCACAATTTTGCAGATGCAAAATTAACTATCCGTGATGATGCGAGTGGTGTTGTTAGTCGCAAAGTGGGTGAGCAACTACAGAAGCAATTTGACTTCTTTGAACAAAGCGGTGCTGCTAGCGGCATTGACTACAAGTTCAGAATGCGTGTTGAAATGCTTGACGGTGGCAACGGTGCGTTTGAACCAGTTACACTAGAAAGTTTTGAGTTCTTAGGTTGTTTTATCAAACAAGCTACATATCAAGGTGGTGACTATGCTGATGCAACTAATCCTATGGATATTGCATTAACTATTACATACGATAACGCAATCCAACTTGACGCTCCAGGCGGCGCAGCCAGCGGTATTGGTATTGATGTAGGTCGTGTTGTAAGACCAGCAGGTGCACAGGGACTAACTACAGGTTAATAGTTAAATTAACTAAAATAAAGCTCGGCATAAAAACCCGAGCTTTTTATTTGACTAAATATTTGTATGAGCAACGCATTTACTAACTACCTATCCGGCACAGGCTATGCTAGAGGATATCCTAATTTAAAAGACTATCAACATGCTAGTCGACTATACGTTGACGAAAATTACGCATATTCTCCTAAATTAGGTTTTCTTTATTACGTAGTATTCAACATTAACCCGGATGCTATTATAGATCAACAATGGCGTAATACCGGAGCAATGGATGTTGGATTGTTAGTCAAGAAAGTTGATCTTCCTAAATTTACAATTGCCACTGAGACATTAAATCAATATAATAGAAAAACAATAGTACCTACTAAATTAACCTATACTCCTGTTAACGTAGAATTCCATGATGATAATTTTGATATCATTAACAAGCTATGGATTAACTATTACAAACATTATTTTGCAGACAGTAGTTATGGAACTACAGGCGAAGTACCTGTAGAATTTAGAGATACTAAGTACGGTGAAACAGATTATCAATATGGTATCTATGATAACAATGTCAAAGTTCCTTTTCTTACTTCTATAGAAATTTACAGTCTGCATCAACAAAATTTTACTCAGGTAACTTTGATTAATCCTAAGATTACAGAATGGGCACACGACTCATTAAACCAAAGTGAAGGCAGCAAAGTAATGCAAAATAGAATGCAGGTTGCCTACGAAAATGTACTGTATGATTACGGACAGATTGTTGCAGAAACAGATCCGCCAGGATTCACTAGTGTGTACTATGACAAAACTCCTAGCCCTTTGCAAATTGCAGGAAATCCTATAAACAATCCTTACTATATTAAACAACAAACAGGATTTGATAAACCGGGTGCTCAAAGAGTATTTGGTAAGGTTGGCGGGGCATACAAATCACCAAACCCATTGTTAGACATTGCTACAATCCTTGCTAAGAATTATGTAAACACTAAAGGTATTGTTCGAACTAAAGCTACTGGATATAATATTGCGGCAGGGGCGTTAGGGGCGCTAACTAAAACTGCTCCTGGAAAATATTATACTCCGCCAAGTACAGAATACAATCCGGGAGTATTTAATTTACCAGGTGGTGTAGGTATTAACATCTTCAAAGCATTTAACACCAGTGTTGATGGAAAGATCAGAGCAAATCCCGCCGCACTTATATTTCCTCCTAAAAGGTAATCATGAATCAAAACTATTCTAACGTCCCTGTTAGTAAATCTCAAGACTCCACAGTTCAAGCATTTGACTCGTACATGAACATGCCTGTTGAAATCAACTCATCAGTATTAGCAGCTATGAAAGGCTATTTTACCAACAGAGACTTTGGTGAAGTAGCCGCTGAATCTATTGCTGTTACAATTATTAGACAGGCTAAGCAAGACAATTATAATCCCATGCAAATTTTAGATACATTAAGAGGTCTAGACAATGTACAACTATCTGGTCTAGTATCTGAAATATTAAATTACAATAGATTTAAAAGTAGCAGTCTGGGCTATGCTGATAAACCTCAACCACATCCTGAAATTCAAAGAAACATAGCAGTATGAGCTTAAAGTTTAGCCAAGGGGTTTATAAAGTAAAAAACCCTGAAAAATATATGGGACAAGGTGCTCCTAGATATAGAAGTTCGTGGGAATTTACTTTTATGACTTTCTGTGATAACAATCCTAGCATACAACAGTGGTCCAGCGAAAGTGTAAAGATACCTTATAGAGATCCTCTAACTGGTAAGCACACAGTTTACGTTCCTGATTTTTTAATTTCTTATGTTGATAAAAACATGAAGAAGCACGTTGAGATTGTAGAAATAAAACCTGCTAATCAAACCCTAAAAGAACGTGTAGGTAAAAATCCCTACAACCAAGCACAGTTTATTAAGAATCAAGCCAAATGGTCAGCAGCCGCAGATTGGTGTAATCAGCAGGGTATTAAATTTAGGATTGTCAACGAGAGTGATATTTTCCAGAATGGTGGAAAACGGAATAAGTAAAAATATGACCAAAAAGTTAGAAGAACTCTTAAACATAGAACCAGCCGAGTCTGTTATTCAAGCAGAAGCAGTTGATGTAAGTCCAGTGCCTACAATTAATCTAGAAGAAAAGTTAGAAGAATTTGATAAAATTGCTGCCGCATTACCTCGTGTAAAAGGACTTGGCGATATCAGCGATTCGGAGTTAGATGCACTTGCAGACAAAGCTGAAAAAGCCTACGACGACCTAATGGATTTAGGTATGAATGTAGAAGCCCGCTATGGGTCACGCATGTTTGAAGTAGCCGCACAGATGATGAATGCTGCCATTACAGCTAAAACTAACAAGATTGACAAGAAGTTAAAGATGGTTGATCTACAGCTTAAAAAGCTAGCCATTGATAAAAAACACGGTGAAGGCAACGGAAATACCGTAGAAGGTGAAGGATACATTATCACAGACCGTAATAGCATCTTGGAAAAACTAAAGAATCTTAATAAATAATACACTATGAAATCATTCAAAGAACACCTAACTGAATCTAAAAAGAAGTATGACTTCCGTATTAAGATTGCCGGCGAAATGACCACCGAGCAAGAAGATACAATGAAGAGCTTACTAAGCCGTTTTACTACAGGCAATGCTCCGGCAGGATTCAAAAAATCAAAGACGCCTATCCAAGCACTACCATTAGATTTTCCTCAAATTAAAAATTGTGAAGTTAACATCTACGAAGTTGTATTAGATTATCCAACAACACAATTTGAACTAACAGAATATCTAAGTTCAGGTCTTGGTGTAGGTAAACAACATTTAGTAGTTCGCAGTCCTATGGAACCTACTGAAGAATATCAGAATATTGAGCCAAAGAGAGAAGGCGCTTTGTTAACTGACCCAGATTACAAAGAAGCTCCTAATGCTCAAATGGAAGATTATTACGGTGACAAATACAACAGTGGATTTGTCAAAGAATTGAATGATATCTTAAAACTTCAACGTAAAGAACGTGGAGAAGAAATTCCCACTGAAGGTCCTGCCAAATTTAATACAGATGCAGCACCAGGAACAACTGGCCCTATAAGTGGCAAAGGAAAATAATATGCAAATGATCGACGTACTAAAAAGATTGGCAGAACTCGATGCCGACAATCCTAACATAGTTAAGGAAGGTCTACAAGTTGAAGAATGCGGAATGATGCCAGAAATGATGCCAGGCATGGGCATGGACATTGCTCCAGAAAAGCCATCAATGCCAGCAAGTATTAACATGTCAGCAGGCAGCGGTGATGAACTAAGCAACATGTTAGCTACCATCATGCAACTTGCAGGGCAAAACAAACCTGTATCAGCAGCTCCTCCATTAGACAATGCACCACCTGCACCAGGAGTGCTAGAGCCTGCAGATGGCGGAAGTCCAGCAGACAATATGCGTAGTGTCATTGATAAATTAAATCCAATGAATGGCAGCGACGATGACATGTCAGTAGCACAGGGCGATGTTGACAACGATGGCGACCACGACATGGATGATCATGACGCACAAGACGATAAAGAAGAAGTAGACGAGTATGACAATACTCCAAGCGATCCAAATAAAAAGAATGAGTTTGATGCAAACCAGTTTGCACATCAAGAGAATCAGCCAGGGCAAGGCGATAGAATGGACGGAACAAGTCCAAAAGCATACGCAGATATGAACGAAGCAGTAACAGATCTATTTGCACAGTACAAAAGGTTTGTCAGAGAAAACTGATAAGTTTTACCTTTACCAAATAGACCCTTCGGGGTCTATTTTTTTCATTAAATAAATGCATGGCATATACAGATAACAAACTAGTCAAGACTGCGTACAGTTCCAACAAGTACACAGAAAAAGACATCGAAGATCTACTAAAATGCACGGATCCGATTAACGGACCCCATTATTTCCTTGACAACTTTTTCTATATCCAACATCCTACTAAAGGCAAATTAAAATACGAACCGTTTGAGTATCAAAAAAGATTAATTGACAGTTATCACGGAAATCGTTTTAATGTAAATCTACTACCTCGTCAAACAGGTAAGACAACAACAGCAGGCGGATATCTATTATGGTACGCTATGTTTATTCCTGATGCCACAGTATTAGTAGCAGCTCACAAATTTACAGGTGCCCAAGAAATTATGTCGCGTATTCGATATGCCTACGAATTATGTCCTGATCATATACGCTGTGGTGTGAAAAGTTATAACAAACAAAGTATTGAATTTGACAACGGGTCGCGTATTATTGCACAGACAACAACTGAAACAACTGGTCGAGGTTTGTCTCTATCATTGCTATATGCAGACGAGTTTGCATTCGTTGAACCTAACATTGCCGTTGAATTCTGGACATCCATTTCACCTACATTGGCAACAGGTGGTAAAGCTATTATTACATCAACACCTAACAGTGATGAAGATCAGTTTGCCAACATATGGAAAGAAGCTAATCACAGATTTGACGAATTTGGCAATGAACAAAAATTGGGGAAGAACGGATTCTTTCCATTCAGAGCATACTGGAATGAGCACCCTGATCGTGATGAAGCATGGGCCAATGAAGAACGAAGCCGTATTGGAGAAGAACGCTTCCGTCGAGAACATGACTGCGAATTCTTAGTATTTGATGAAACATTGATTAACAGTATTTGTCTTGCTGGCATGGAGGGCGATGAACCTTACATGAAAATGGGTCAAGCACGTTGGTATAAAAAGGTCGATCCTATGAGTACCTATCTACTAGCATTAGATCCTAGCTTGGGTACAGGTGGAGACCCAGCCGCTATTCAGATATTAGAAATTCCCAGTTTTGAACAAGTGGGTGAATGGCAACACAACTTAACTACCATTCAGGGGCAGGTGCGTATCCTCAGAGATTTATGTAACTTCATTAATGACGAATGTGCCAACAAAGGCATGCAGTCAAGCATATACTATTCAGTAGAAAACAACAACATTGGCGAAGCGGCACTGGTTGCCATTGAAGAAATAGGCGAAGAAAGCATACCTGGCTTGTTTCTAAGCGAGCCTATTAAGAAAGGGCATGTACGACGTTTCCGCAAGGGGTTTAACACTACAAACTCAAGTAAAATTAATGCCTGTGCCAAACTAAAACACCTAGTAGAAAGCAAAAGATTCCGTGTTCGAAGTAAACCGTTAATCAGTGAACTTAAAGGATATATTGCAAAAGGCGTTAGTTTTGAAGCTAAAGTAGGCCTACACGATGACCTAGTCAGTGCTACATTACTGGTTATACGCATGGCATTAATGCTACAAGAATGGGATCCTGCTATCTACGATAAAATGCGAGAAGAGCGCTTCGACGAGTTTATCATGCCCATGCCCATATACATCAGCAATTATTAATAAATAACACATATGAAAGCTATCCAATTAATCTCTCAAGACTTGTTCGACAAAGTCCGCAGCCGTTTTACCAATTTAGAAATGGGCGACGAAACAGGTGCGGTCACTATCGACCCCGCCGAAGCACGTTTCTTCGATTTTGACTTTGTCAACGAAGGTGTAAATTTAGGCCGTGTTAGCATCAGCTTAAACGACCTGGGTAGCTTAAAGATTTACTACAGTCAAGGTATTACAGAAAATCAAGACGACCCTAGCAAACAAGTTTGGTACGGTTTCTTGAAAGAAATGCGTATGTTTGCCATGCGTAGATTACTGCGTTTTGACACACGCGACATTGCTAAAACAAATCTTGACAGAAATGATTTTCAACATCTTGCTGCAACGCAAGCCCCTAAGGAAGAAGACCCTACTATGAACATGACCGAATCACGTTGGAACCAAAAGAGTTCTAAGAAAACTAGCCGCGCAGTCAAAGGTGCAACTGAAGTTATTGTAAGACATCACAAAGCAGTTGACGAAATGTATGCAGGTTCTCGCAGCCAACGAAATAACATCAAGGCAATTTACATTCAAAATAAAGACGGGGAAAGATTTAAATATCCGTTCATTCATCCAGCAGGCGCATTTGCTATGGCTCAACACGTTGACCATGGTGGTGTCCCGCACGACCCAGCCGGCAAGGCCATCGTTCGTATGAGTGAACAGATTGCTCAACTACAAGAATTCCAAAGACAAGTACAACATACAAGTCTACATGATGACGCTATGGGAATTACAGAAAGGGCCGTAGGCCGATTAAATGAACTAAAAGCAACTATTGAAGCACTAAGCAAGCGTCATCATTATGAATCATGGGTAGGAGAATTAGCAGGCGTAGACCAAGGCGATGACCTGATGGAACTAGATCCTGTGACCATGGAAACTTATAAGGCAAAATTTACAGAAACAAATTTCAAAGAAGATCTAGCAAGTTTCTTTCCATTGATTCACAGAATCATGCAAGAAACAAATACAATAGACCTAGAAGAATATGTAAGCGAAGAATCAGACATTTGTCCAGATTGCAAGGAAGATCCTTGTGTATGTGGAACCAGCGTTAAAGAAAATGCATTTAGCAAATTTGAAGAATGGGCAGAAGCTACAGAACAAGGCCAATTAACAGACGACGAAATCGAAGCACTTAAACAAGCAATGAACGAACTGCCTAACGGCGAATTAGAATTAGGTCCTGACGGTCAAACAGCATGGCAATTTTTCAGCGGCTTGGGTCTAACTGATTCTGACTTAGAAGATAAATTTAAATCAGCATCTGACTTAGATCCATCTGCTGATCCTATGGAAGTTTTAAAAATGTGGGCTCAAGAAAGCTATCCAGAATTATTAGTAGCACTAGGACTAACAGGTTCAGGTCAAGAACAACAACCACCAGCAGAAATGCCACCGGCTGCTCCGGCTCCGGCAGCTCCTCCTGCACAACCTCCAGTAGCAGAAGGTAAAGAAGGCAACATGGTACAAGAAGTTGCCAAGATTGTTAAAAGTTTTTATAATCGTGACAACCCAGAAGTTGGCCCATTCCGTGGCGGTGAAGGTATTGCACTTGACGTTAAGAAACAAATTGCAGAAAAATTTGGAGAAGAAGCTGGTGAACAAGCTGCCCAAATGGCAGAACAATTTATGAACAAATTAACCATGGAATGGCAACAGCGTCATGGCACACCAGTTAATGGCGATGACGGACTAGCAAGATTGAAAGAACTATTAGGCAACGTTAAACAAAAAGTAGAAAGTATTAGTCCAGATAAAGAGGACCCTCCATTTGATCCAGATCCTCCTAGAGATGGTGAAAGAAAAGATCAGTTTGGAAATCCTATCAAACACGTAGCAAAACACTTAGCTAAACAAGGAATGAAACAAGTACAAGGTGATGACGGACTAGCAAGATTAAAAGAACTAGTGGGCAGCATCAAGGCAAAAGTAGAAGGCACAGATAGTCACCAAGCTTCTACAACAATGAAGCACGTTGATGCCAGCAATGCATCTGACACAGAAAAGTCAGCAATTAGACAAGCATCTAAAGACATCAAGCCAGGCGTTAAAGGTTATGGCGACAGGGCAGATGCATTAAAAGCTGCTGGCGTTCCAGATGACCGCGGCCCAAATGAAGGCGGTCCAGACAAGAGTCAAGTACCTGCGTTTAAGCGTAAGGAACAAGGCGGAGATTGGAAAATGTCTACCAAAGATTTAGAAAAAGAAAAAACCAATAGTCCAACAAGCTCGGCAGGACTGGCTCGTAAGAAAGCAGAATTGGGCATGAGTGAAGGACCGGGCGATCTTGCTACAGCACTTAGTAAACTCAGCGGTAGTTGGAGCGGATGGCACAAAGAAGAAGACATGTCAACACCCGAGGTTGATCATTACGAATATGATGACGGTGAAGGCGGCTACTACGGCCGTGGAACTATTGAACACAATTTGAAGACTGGCGAAGTTAAAGTTGAATACCATGACAGCGAAAATGATATGGATGTCGATGGCACTTTTAAGAACATGGGCGATGCTATGCGAGCACTACGTGGCGACCTTGGCGTTAATCACGGCGGTAAAGCACCTAACTTTGACAGACTAGGTCACCGTAAACAACATGGTCCAGATGACCTACGTAAAACAGATAGAACTGGGCGTAAAGGTTCATTAGCTGGTGGCCCTACTAATAGTTTGAAACGTGATATTGAATTCAACAAAGGTAAACACGGTCCATCAGGACCTTTACCAGAAATGGCAGATATTTTACGTTTAGCAGGTTTGGCAAAATAAACCATATTATCTGCATCTTTTAGGTTGCAAATATAAATAAAACTGTGTATAGTTAATGCTATGCACAGTTTTTCTTTTAGTCAGTTGGCTTTAAGGAAGCGGCACATAAAACTTTATTAAGGAAACATTATTATGGCAACGTTAGCAGAAATTCGCGCAAAACTTCAACAGAGCGCACAAAATACCGGCGGATCATCCGGCGGCGACAACGCAATCTTTCCACACTGGAACATCGCAGAGAATACAAACGTAACAGTTCGTTTCTTGCCCGATGGCGACACAAACAACACTTTTTTCTGGTTAGAGAGAGCAATGATTAAATTGCCTTTCGCTGGAATTAAAGGTGAAACAAATTCTAAGCCCGTGACTGTGCAAGTCCCCTGTATGGAAATGTGGGGCGAGACTTGTCCAGTTCTTACTGAGGTTCGTCCTTGGTTTAAAGATAAGAGCTTGGAAGATATGGGTCGTAAGTACTGGAAGAAAAAGTCTTACCTATTCCAAGGATTTGTTGTTGACAGCAAGTTCAAAGAAGACCGTACTCCAGAAAATCCAATTCGTCGATTCATCATTGGTAGCCAGATTTTTAACATTGTTAAGAACGCACTAATGGATGCAGAGATCGAAGAATTGCCAACAGACTACGTTCGTGGTTTGGATTTTAAGATTGCTAAAACATCGAAAGGTGGTTACGCTGACTACTCTACTAGTACTTGGGCTCGTCGTGAACGTGCATTGAGCGAAGAAGAAAATGCGGCTATTGCACAACATGGTTTGTTCAAACTGTCAGACTTCTTGCCTAAGAAGCCAGGTGCAGTTGAACTCAAAGTTATCAAAGAGATGTTTGAAGCATCTGTTGATGGCGAGGCATATGATCCAGATCGTTGGAGTCAGTACTTCAAGCCAGCAGGCTTTGGCGGTCGTGATGAAGCCGGTAGTTCTTCAACTCCTGCTCCGGCACCTAAGGCAGCACCTGCTCCAGTAGCTGAAGAAGCGGCACCGTGGGAAGAAGAAGTTGCAACAGCAGAGAAATCATTTACTCCTCCAGCCGCAAAAGCTGAGAGCGCAGGTGGGGAGGCATCGAGCAGAGCAGCCGATATCATTGCAATGAT